CGTGGACATAGAAATCGAGTGGCGCTGGCGGGCACTCGCCTGCCTGGGAGCGATCTCACTTGCTGGCGCTGGCTTCGGCCTGTTCTTCTTGGGAATGAAGGGAGTTGAATAAGGTGCACAAGATCGTGAACATCCGCGGAACCTCTGGCTCCGGCAAGACGACGGTGGTCAACCGGGTAATGGAGCTCCTGCGCGAGCGAGAGAAGGTCGAGAAGGACACGCTGCTCTGGCTCGAGATGGGAGGCAAGCAGCGCGTGGTCGGCCACCGCATTGGGCCGGTGTTTGTCGCCGGGCGCTACAGCACCACCTGCGGCGGCTGCGACACCATGAGCTGGAAGGGCGCGGCGGACGACGTGTGCGCCCTGGTGCTGGCCCAGGCGGCGCAGGGCCCGGTCGTGTTCGAGGGCCTGATGGTCAGCGGCTGGGGCACCGGTCGGCTCAAGGACCTGTGGGAGGCTGCCGGGCGCAACCTGCACGTCATCCAGCTGACTACCCCGCTGGAGGACTGCCTCGCCTCCGTGCAGGCCCGGCGCGCTGCCCGGGCCGCGGCGAAGGGCGAGGAGGCCAAGCCGCTCAACCCGGAGAACACGACCGCAAAGTGGCACGGCACCCGCCGCGGCTCCGAGCTGCTGGTCAAGGCCGGGGTGCCGGTCGAGTTTCTGGACCGGGAGGCAGCGTTTCACAGAGCGAAGGAGCTGGTCTCATGACCCACGATCTTGCGATGCTGGTGGCGTTCGGCGTTACGGCCCTGGTTGGCCTCGTCTTGATGGTCATGTCCATGACCTCGCTCTCGGTGGAGGGGCGGGTGCCGGGCATGGTTCTCATGACGGTATGCATGGCGGGGCTGTTCCTGTTTGGTCTGGCTGGGATGATGGGAGAGCTGCCTTGGCTGAGGTGATCGACGTGCACGGGCTGTCCTACGGGGCAGAGCTGGAGCTGAGCGACTGGCCGCGGCACCAGCCGCTGGCTCCGGGCCAGGGCATCGACGTCCGCGACGTCACGATGGTGAACAGCAACGGGGTCGCCGTGGATCCGCGGGGTTTGCAGTGGAATTGGGGCGGTGAGATCAACACCGCGCCGAGCCACGACGTGGACGGACAAGCCGACCAGCTCGCCGACATCATGCGCAAGTGGCCGGAGACCACGGTCAACTACCGCTCCAACCTGCACTGCCACGTGCGGGTGCCGCAGTTGAGGGAAGATCTGAAGTCTCTCAAGAGACTTCAGACGTTCATCCATCGCTGGATGCCGCTGCTGCTGCCGATCATCGAGCCGCTGCCCAGGCCGTTTGATGACTACAAGACGGAGGAGGAGTATCGTGGAGCGCTGCGGCGCTGGCGGCGGCGCAAGGTCAGCCACCAGAAGCTGATGCTCTCGGAGCGGCTCCGCTACCAGCTGGAGGCGGAGAGCCCCGAAGACTTCAGGGACCGCGAGTATCGCGACTGGCGCACTGAGGCACTGCACCCGGCGATCCACCCGCGGCTCTGCGTCAACCTGCGCCAGCTCTGGGAGACGGACACCATCGAGTTCCGGCATTTTCCCGGGACGACGAGCCCCCTGGAGCTGCTGACCGCCGTTACCTGGTGCCGCGAGTTCGTCAAGATGGCGCTGCGCGAGGGTGAGCCCAAGGAGGACCCGCGGGCCGTGGCGCTGGCCTACGCCGCGCGGCTGCCCCGCTTTCAGCGCTACGACCACTGGCTGGAGACCGGGTACGAGGCCACCAGCGTCAAGTTCCATCCCCGTGCGGAGCTGCCCGCTCGGATCGAGGCGTGGCTTGAGCAGCAGCGGCAGCTGGAGGGAGCATAGATGGAAGTACTCGCACTAGGTATGGGGGTGTGGCTGGGCACCGGGTTCGCCTCCTGGGCCCTGCCGGTCTACTGGCACGGGATCGAGGACTACTGGGACCTCGCCCTGATGCCGCTGATCGTGCTCATGGGACCCGTCGGCCTCTACTGCCTCGCAAGGTACTACGCATGAGGGTGCTCGTCCTCTGCCACGGCAACATCAACCGCAGCCCATTCGTCGCGGCGCTTATCGCTCACCACCGGCCCGGGTGGATCGTTACCTCCGCTGGCCTGCACACCAAGCTGGGGCGCAGGGCCTCGCGCAAGGCGCGGGCGGCGGCGGCAAAGCGAGGCCTGAGCCTGGAGACCCACCGCTCCACGCCAGTGACCTGGGAGATGGTGCTAGAGGCCGACCGCACCCTCTACATGGACGGAGGCAACGAGCGGCGGCTGGACGCGCTGATCCAGTCCAGCGAGATGCGCACGTCACCGGAGCTCTGCACGAGCGTGCGCCAGCGCTGCGAGCTCCTGGCCACCTACGGTAGCCTTCGTCGCCTGCCTGACCCAAACTATACCTCTGACCCGGAGCTGCTGCGGCAGTACTTCGGGCAGGCCGAGCTCTGCACCATGAAGTTCCTGGAGGCCAACCCTGCGTAGGAAGACCATTCTCGTCGGCATGAACAATCCACTCAGCGACGACCCCAAGCTGGCACTGTACCCACTGCCGCCCGGCTGCGCGGGCAACCGCCTGTGGCGACTGCTGCACGACCGCACCGGCGCGACCAAGGCCGAGTACGTCCGGGGCTTCGAGCGCGTCAACCTGGTCATTGGCGAGTGGGACCGGGTCGACGCCCGAGCCGCTGCTGACGAGTTCATACGCGTCCACCAGGGCCGCCGCGCCGTCATCCTGGGGGCCTCCGTGCGCACCGCATTCCGCCTCCCCCCGGTTCTCGTCACGACGGTCCTGCACCGGGGGGTGTATTTCCGGCAGCTGCCCCACCCGAGTGGGCGGTGCCGCTGGTACAACGATCCGAAGAACCGAGCGGTGGCCGGGATGCTGCTGGAGGAGGAGCTGAGGCGATGAGCGAGACTATTTTGCGAGAAGAAAAGAACGCTGACGGTTCGTTTCGGCAGCATGTTCGTCGGGAGGACGGCACAGAGTATGTGCGTGAGTATGCCTATACCTGTAACATTTGCGGAGCCCCTGGGGACAGTCCGTTCCCGCAGTGGGCGATTAGTTGCATGCGGAGGGGATGTCGCCAGTGAGGGTGGAGATACCCGACCATGAGGTACGGTCCTTCCTCAAGGTTGGCAAGCGCGCCAACCTGAACGAGGCGATCATGGAGTACCTCTACAAGGACCCGCGCTTCGACATGGCGCGGGAGAGGGTTCTCGGTGACTGGCTGCTGCGCACGCTGGTCGCGAACATACAGGCAGGGAGGGACGTGAGTGATGAGCCGCAGCAATAAGAAGATCGCAGTCCGGCTGAGGGCGGTCAAAATGACGGACCGCGCTCGCCTCCGGCGCATCGCCCAGATAATCCAGGAAGTGGACAACCGCTGCCTGGCGGCGGACGGCCCGGTTACGCCGACGCTGCAGGAGATGACGCAGGACGAGCTGAGCCGCATCTACGCGCTGGCTCTTCGCAAGCACGAGACATGGAAGCCGTAGGAGGAAAGCAATGGCGGGTGCGCGTGAGTTCGTGCTCCACGACGGGGAGGACGGAGCCAAGACCAAGGAGCTGCACGAGTTCCTGGATGGGTTCGAGTGGGACGGAGACAACGGCGGGATCACCATCTGGCTGGACCCCCGCGTCGGAGACACGATCGTCCTGAACGAGGACGGAAGCATACTAGTCAGGAGGAAGCCATGCGGGTAGTCAGGGTGAGGAACGTGAGTGAGGCGTGGGCGCGGCTGGCGGAGACGCTGCAGGGGGCGACGGAGGAGGACAGCCGGGCGGGCCCCGTGCTGGTTGTACCGGAGCCGGTCACCACCGTCTACGAGCGGTCGAGGGAGCGGGTGCTGTTCTGCCCCACGCGGGACGCCAATCCGTTCTTCCACCTGATCGAGGCGCTGTGGATGCTGGCCGGGCGGGCGGACGCCCGGACCCTGAACCGCTACGTCTCAGACTTTGGACAGCGGTTCGCCGAGCCGGACGGCACCATCCATGGGGCCTACGGGCACCGCTGGCGGCACGCGCTGGGGCTCGACCAGCTCGATGCAGTAGTGACCAAGCTGCAGCTGAACCCCGGCGACCGGCAGGCCGTCATCCAGATGTGGAATGCTGTGCCAGAGGGGCTGTACGGCAGCAACGACCTGGTGGCCTTCTGGAGGGACCGCCCCTGCAACACGCACTGCTACGTGCGGGTGAGGCGAGAGGAGCGACTTACCCATAATGGCGGTGTGATCCGGGACGGTGCTGGTGGTCAGATGGACTATGTTGAACCAGAGGTCCAGTCCTTTCCGGTGCTCGACCTCACCGTCCTCTGCCGCTCCAACGACGCCATCTGGGGGGCCTACGGCGCGAACGCGGTGCACTTCAGCGTGCTGCAGGAGTACCTCGCCGCGCGGCTCGGCGCGGAGGTTGGCCTGATGTACCAGGTCAGCAACAACTTCCACGTGTACCAGGACGTATGGGAGGCGAAGCGCCCCTCGGACGAGCAGGTAAATGCAGCGGAGAGCGTCAGCCTTGGCTGCATGCCCATGTTCAGTGCACCGAGGTGGATTGACCACGACGTGCAGATGTTCTTCGACTGGCACGATAGCTTGTGGGGCGGCGGCGTGGAGGGACGACCCACCTACCACAACGAGTGGTTCGCGCGCACGGCACAGCGCGTCGCCCGGGCATGGTTCAGTTATCGGGCACAGCGCACCCTGGACGCGGCGCTCAGTATGGCGCGGGCCGTGGGATGCCCGGCGTGGCGCACGGCCTGTGTCGAGTGGCTGATGCGGCGGGGGGCGGAGTAGTGGGCTGGGCCATCCTGCTGTTCGCTGGCGGTGGCGCGCTGCTGTTCGCCCATGACTGGAAGACAGCTCTGGCGGCGGTGCTGATCGGGACAGCCGTCTCCGTGACGATCTTTACAAGATAGGAGAGAGGCATGACCAAGCACGAGGTGGTCACTGACCGCCACACCTTCCATCCGCAGACCCTGGACCCGCGCAGCGCGGGCAAGGTGACCCGGTACCATACCTGGGAGCGCATCCGCGAGCAGTCCGTCGGCGAGCATACCTGGCAGCTGATCCGGATCATCCTGACGATCCATCCGCAGGCCAGCCGCGAGCTAATGATCTACGCGATGTACCACGACGTGGGTGAGCGGGTCACCGGCGATGTGCCGTTCCCGGTCAAGCGCGAGCGCTCTGAGGTGAAGGCGGCGTTCGACCAGATGGAGCACGAGGCCCACCTGCAGATGGCCACGGCCTGGGGTGTACTTGCCGGGGTGAGGGTGCCGCATGAGGAGATGACCACCCTCAAGCTGGCGGAGTTCATCGAGATGATGGAGTGGGGACTGGACGAGATGGCCCTCGGCAACCAGAACGCCGCGCTGGTCTACCGGCGCTGCTACGCGCAGGCCTCCCGCATGCTAGGTGAGGAGCTGCCCATTGGCGTGGCCCACGCCGCAGAGAGATACATCAACAGGAGACTGAGCCATGAGCGCAAGCACCGCAACCTCGTCAGCTAACGCCCGCCAGGTCGGCGGCGACCACTACAGGACCGATGGTCTCCAGCACTGGGACATCGTCGACCCAGCCTACCTGATCGCCTGCGCCAGCAAGTACGTCTCGCGGCACATGAGCAAGGGTGGAAGGCAGGACCTGGAGAAGGCGATCCACTACTGTGAGAAGTTCCAGGAGCGGACTGGTGACGAATACTACGACAACAAGATCGAGGTTGAGACGTTGCTGGAGTGGGCACGCGGCACCCGCATGACCGGCTATGAGATCGCCATCTGCTACGAGATCCTGTGCAGGGTTGACATGGTCCGAGCCATCTACCTGCTGGAGAAGCTAATCGAGCTGAGGTATCCGAAGGTTGTGACGGAGGCGGCCCCCGTTGATCAGAAGGCTTGGAACGAGCTACCCAGCACCGCGGCCCTGATGAACAGCGACAACTACCAGCGCACCCTCAGGGAGGGACTGGAAGCCCTCAAGCCCGGCACCCCGGAGGACGGCGGCCACCACGCGCGACAGCCACCGGACGAGGAGGGCGAGACCATCTGTCGCTATCACGACGGCGACATCCTGGCTGGCACCCTGCCTCCATCCCTCTC